CTTTGCAGTAGATGTTTTTTTCAGAAAGTTTAATTCAGTAGCATCGAATTTTAACTTTTCTTTGAGTGGCTTTGTGATTAATTTAGATACCGATTCAATATCAATATTATTCTCTTCACAGTATTCTACAATTGCTGTGATGTAGTTTTGTCCTGGATTTTCCCTTACTTTCATTTCAATTTGCTGTGCAAATTTATCTGGGCAAAGAAATTTCTTTTTTAATTCAATTTCAAGCTCGTTTGAGTTGTTCATATTCTTTGAGTTTATCGAGGGTAAATTTTTCTACATATTGGACTAATAATGAAATGTACTTTTTCATATCCTTTTCGATATAAACCTCAAGTTCCCCATTTTCACATGCCATAATAATTACAATTTGATTGATTCTTTTCCCAGTAAGTTCAGCATACATAAAGGCATATGCCGCTGCCTGAACAAAATAGTTTTCAATCCATTTTCTTGGTTTGGGTTTTTCTGAACTCTTAAAGTCAATTACAGATAATACTCCACCATATTCTGCAATGCAATCAACTGTACCAGCAATACTAAAATATTCACTATACATGGATTTTTCCAATGCATGTATATTGTCAATCTTATCTAAAGCTGGTCTGGCAACATCAAATAGTAACTGAGGAAGTGGGGCTACAATAGGACGATCAGTATTGCTCAAATAATGCTCTGCCAGACTGTGCATTGCTGTTCCTCTGGCAGTTGCAAATTTAGTGACTAAATTTGCTTTTTCATCGCCTACCCTTTCTCTCCATTCTATGAACTTTTCTTTATTAAAATGAGAAGTAACAGAAGTAACAGAAACAAATTTTCTATATTCTTTTACTTCAGGATCATCAGATGGAATTACATAATATCTAATTCCATCTATAGTTTCACGTTCTAGATTTGGTAATTCAACATCAATATGAGTGAACTTCTTTTTATTTTTTTGTTCAATTTTTTCATTCCACTTTTCAATTAAAGGATTTGTCATGTCTCCACCTCACTTCAGTAATCATAGCATGGATCCGATCGCTTGTCAACCCCCCAGGGGAACGAAAATCAAAGAGTTATATTCAATTCATATTTTGTGAGTGTAGTTCTCTCAAATTTTGGTAATTCAATATCGATATGATTAACACTAAAATCATACTATTATAGGACATTTATTATGATTTGTAATTTTATTCCATATTTTCCCGTTTTTAATTTTAGTTATATGACCTTGCCCAACATTAAACATTTTTGCTATTTGATTTTGTGTTAAAATACCTTCCCAAGCAAGATTATAAATTTGTAAAATTTGTTCTTCGTTTAATTTGCTCATAGGGTGAGAGGTTCCTGGAAATCTTTTTTTTAATTTTTCAATTACTTCCGGTGAACGCTTTTTTCCTTTGTTTGCTTTTGAAATTTTTTCCTTAACTTCATCAGTATGAACTTTACCATAAAAATGATTTTTTTCGCCTTTCATATTTTCACTCAAATATTTTTTATATTCATCAGAATGAGTTTTTCCATACATTCCATTTTTTTCACCTCTTACTCTTTCATTTAGTATTCCAGTTCCTTTCAATAAGGTATTTGGATTATTTAAACTCGAAAACCCCACAGGTCTTTCATTAAAATTCATACAGTTTGGGTCATTTATATGCTTGGAAATATATTCTTCTTCTTTTTTAAGAAGTTCATCTTGGTTTTCACAAAATAAAATAATATCTCTTTTTAGAATGGATTTATCTTTTATAGACATTACCCATTTACCGCTACCAAAATATCCATCATTTATATTATTAGTGGTATGCCTACCATAATAATATAAACCAGAAGAAGAATATGTTTTATAAATGAAATGGAACATAAAATGATAGGTATAGTAAAAGAATACTTAAATATTTATATTCTTTTACAAGTCCAGTAAATTATTCATAATCCAAGTGCATATTGAGCCATTAGAAACTCCTTAACTAAGCCTGAGCGGATCACATCATCAATACCAAACTCAATTATATCAACAGAAGGCATGGTTCTCAAAATTTTCATAAAATTAATTATGCCATTTCTTTCACTTGTTTTGATCAAATCACTTTGAGTTGCATCGCCACAGAACATGATTTTGCTGTCTTCGCCAACACGAGTAATAATAGAACATAATTCGTGAAAATTTGCGTTTTGGAACTCATCAACGATAATAATTGCATTATCAAGAGTAGTTCCACGAATAAAAGAGGTACTCCAAAAACTAATAGTTCCTTGCTCTTTTAGTTTTCCATATATCATTTCATATTCTTCATCACTTTGCATATTAAACATATTCCTCATCATGTTCTTATATGGTATTTGATATAAAGAAGATTTATCTTCGTGATCGCCAGGAAGAAAACCTATTTCTCTAGTTGCAACCAAAGAACGAACAATATAGATTTTATCATATGGTGTTCTTTCGTCCATAACTTCTTTAAGTGCCTTGCACAATACCATAAAGGTTTTTCCTGTACCTGCCACACCATAAGCAACTATATTTTGTTGTAAATCATAATGTTTACACAACAACTCTTGATTGTCAGTAAGCGGTTGAATTTCTTTCAACAGACCAGAATTAATTGGTCTTTTTCTTTTCATTTGTCTGGATGTGATTCCAGAGAAAAGTTGTTGATTAGTGTTCGGTTCCCTTCTTTTTCTTGTCATAGAATTTTCTTTAAATTTTAGATTTACTACCTGCTGATTTTGATGCCTTGTTTACAATTTCTTTCCACCCTGGATGTTTTGCGTCTAATTTATCACGCCATTCTCCCGCTTCCGCAGGAGTAGCGCATCCTTGAGACCAGTCACGAATCCATGGTTTGTTGTTATCATACCATTCCATGATGTCATGAACACTCATCTCAATCACTTTTTTTTCTCCTGTTTCAGGATTATAAATCGGATATACTGCCATAAGATTTAATAATGTGTATCGTTATTTAGATCAAGGACTTAACCTTGCTTTATGAAGTCTCTTCACCTCATAATATTCAAAAATCTCAGGAACCCATGATTTGATGATAGGAACCATGCCTTCGCAAAGTGCCTGAATCTCTAATTGAGCATCCAGCTTTGCCCTAAGATCTAGAAAGTGAAGAGCTGCTCGAAGAGAAAATGTAGCAACAAAATTCTGTCGAATATTCTGGGGCAAATAATCACGCAAATGTTCTTCTGCCATACCACGCTTCTCAAATAGCTCTGTATAGCGTCTAGAAGCCTCTACACAGAGCGTTAGCTGCTCTTCGTAGTCATTCCTTGTCCACTCGTATTTGTGTCCCTTACGGTCCAAATAAAGACCTTCTGGTCGAACATAAAAAACTTCTTCTGGTTTTAGTTCACCTTTGGCAACTTTCAATACTCGACGACCAGTATATCTTTGTGATTGAACATCGAAAGAAACACCAACTCGGTGTGTTCTTGCCTGAACAATTACATTATGAACAAATCCAACACAGTCAAAACTAATCGCAGGATGCTCCAATGGACCCCAATGGCCTCTTTCATTTGCAAGTAACTGATCAACAACCCAATTTCCACATTCTTTTTCAATCGGAGGAAATTTAGTATGAATCGGTTCTTCCGAATAATCATTTTTTCCTCCTTGCCAAACTAAAGTTTGTGGGAGTAGTGATTGACGGAGCATCACAACTTTCATATAAGGATCCAATTCCAATAGATCCTTTGCTCTTACTGGCTTCATTCTACCTCCCAATTCACTTTTTCAATTTTACGAAGTGCTTTTAATTCTTTATATAACTCTTTGATTTCTTGGTATGCTTGCTCTGGTGAAATTTTATCGCCAATTTCAAGCCCAACGATAATGTCAATTTTATCGGAAAATTGACCTAATTTTTTTTCAAAATTAGAAAGATTTTGATATGTCATTTTTTTTATTTTAGTATAATACAATTATATGGAAACATATTTAATATGTCAAGAAACTTGTTGTTTTCTTATTTTTCCTTTAGTCCAACCTTCTCCTGGGTGTTCTTTACAGCACTTATTTTTAATTCCATTATTCCACCAAGTAGTTCCTTTTCTTCCTGGCAATGGATTACTTATTTTTCCTATTCTCCATCCTTCTCCTGGACTTTTTTTTGACATTTTATTTTGAATTCCATCAGTCCACCATCTAATTCCTTGTTTTGCCTCTTTAATTTTCTTTGTGTGTTCCGTTCCTTTTGGTATTCCTCTTAATTTTTCACTCGTTTTTCTTTTTTGTTCTTCTGTATGGGAGTTTCTTTTTTTCCTTTTAATCTTTTACTCAATTTCTTTCGAGTTTCTTCACTAACAACTCTTCCCGTAATTCTTTCTATATGTTTTCTTTTCCACTCTTCAGTATGTTTTTTTCCTCTTAATTTTTGTTTCGTTTCTTCACTGATTACTTGTTTTCTTCTTTTTTCTCTAATAAGTTTTTTAGTTTCTTCTGTGTGTTTCCACCCAGAAGAACCTTCTCCACCTAAAGTTGAATTCAATCCATTAACATAAGTATTGTATTTTTTAATATAAAACTTCTCTTTTTCAAAAAGTTCATTTTTATCACACTCTTCAACTATTCCCACAATAAAATTTTCTATACCATATTTTCTAATTGAATTATAAAATTTTCTACAAGTTTTATAATTTCTTCCAACATTACCTAAATGCTGTTTAAGTCTATGTTCCAATGTTTTTTCCGTAACTCCGATATATTTCTTTCCAGTAAAAATACAATGGAAGCAATAAATTACTCCTTTCATTTTTGCTCTTAACTTGGTGGTAATAATATTTATATAGGAAAGCACCAAAAGATGCTTATCCCAACCTGAAAAGTACCACCAAGTCAGGCATTAATATTTAGGTCTAAATCTTCATACATAATTATTCTTTCTCCAAATATTCTGGTTCATATGTATCTTCAATTTTTGCTACAAAATCTTCTAATTTTATTTCTAAAATATTATTCTTTCTGATTTCTTCGGAAGATCCAACATTATATTCATTGGATTCACCAAATGAATTTTTTATTACTTCTAGAGTAGTTTGTATTGATTTTATTTGATAATCAATTGAATCAATTAAGTGTTTTAAAATTTTCTCATCCATATACATTACCTTTCAATATATGACATTGTATGTGATGTTGATTCTAATTCTTTAATTAAAATATCACATGCTACTTTTGGGTCAGCGATACCACATGTATATACATCTATGGCTGCATTACTTACTTCAGGCCACGTATGAATCGAGATGTGTGATTCTGACAATAATAGAATTGCAGTTACTCCTTGTGGAGTAAACTTATGAGATGCAGTGTGAAGTATACTTGCTCCACATTTATTAGCTGCTTTTGTTATTAGGTTAATAATAAAAAGCTCATCATCGAGAAGTGACGATGAGCAACCGTATAAGTTAAGTAAGTAATGCTTTCCCATTATTCTGTTGGTGGATCTTCCTGAATTAGATTGGTAACGATGGATTCTGTTTTATCCATCTTTTTAATGTCATAATAAGATGATGACATATATTTTTTAATTTTTTTATATTTTTTTAGTAGATTATCTACTTCATCTTTGTTGATTATGACCTTTGCAAATCCGCTCATTTCTTTTTCTTTTTATCTGGTGATTTGTAATTCCATAATTTTGGATTTGTTCTTCCATATCCAAAATCAATTTTTTGAACTGAATTTGGTCCAAATTTATCGTAGTATAAATCGAAGATATCTACTCTTTTATTTCCACGACAAACATCCATATGAAGTTCATCATTTACTTTATAATAAACTAGATATCCATCATTTGGCAAAGAATAATCCTTTGCTTCTTTGATGGTCACAGAAGAATATATCAATTCACATCCATACTTTACTGGAAGATCTTTCTTCTCTTCGTTAGTCCAGTGTGACATTATTTTCTCCTTAGTAGTGGTCAAGACCTACCTCCCCAAACAATGTCTGGATAGGCATCACTAACAATAGATTTTGTAATTTTGTATTTACTTTGAAGCAGTTTATCCTTAACCAAAATTAAAATTTCAGCTTCTTTTGGATGTAGTCCTTCTAGTAAATTAATAAATATGGTTTCTCTACGAATTTTTGAAAGGCTATCGTTTCCACCTCGGATGAAATTATAAAAAAGACCAGCTTCATTTCTTAATGTAGTTTGCTTTTCTGATGTATAATCGTCAACTCGTTTTGGTGATGTCAATTGCTTTTCTATACTAGTAGATAGATCATCATTTCCAGGTTTTTGTTCATTAACGCTGGAGTATGGAACTGGTCCAGTAGGAAGAATAGAAATTACAGTATCATCAAAATTCCAAATCAATAAAGATACTAATGCTGGATTTCGATATTGTTGAAGTAATTCTACTTTCTTCTCGTTTGTAGATTGGCGAGAAACCAATTCCAAAATTTCATATTGAAATGGATTTGGCTGAAGCTCTACAATTTCTTCCACTGGAGCTGGTTTACTGACAGTCTTCCTCTTCGCTGTCGTCTTCGTCGTTGTAGTAGTCATCTATATTTCCCTCAAAATGTACAGATATGATTTCGTCTGGTAATATGTTTCCGTTTGTATCAAAAAATTCTGGATGTAAATAAGGAGGCTTATTTTGTACCAAATATTGATTAGTCAACCACCCAATAATTCCACCAACCATAAAAAACAATAAAGTTAATAATATTGTTATCATTAATATTGCTGAATTTAACATTGTTTTCTCCTAAGAATTTCTTTTTTTTAATTGAAATTCAATATGAAAATGAAACTCTAAGTGAAAAAGGGTAAACATTTTCCCAAAAATAAAAAAGAATAAACTTTGTTCCTCCTTCTTTTTTTATTTTTTTGCCGGAGCATTAGCTCCACACCTCTATTTAGATTCAACCTTCTTTCGTCTTCCTGGTCGTTTGTCATAAATATATTTCTCTGCATCGCTTAATATTTGGGAAAGGTAGTTGCGAATTCTTCTTGCATATGGTTTAGGAAGATGTCCATATGCTTCTCTGAACATTTTATGTAGGTCATCTTGACCACCTTTCAAATATTCATCCAATTCTTCAATTTGTTGCTTTATGTTAATTGCAGTAGAACTAGATAGAAATAATTTTGCATCATTTCTAGTTGCATCCTTTCCCTTTAAATATTGATAAAAATTAATAACAAATTTGTTATCATTGAATGCATAGTCAATTGCCAATTCTACATCACTGCAATATTGTTCCACTATACCAATCCCTGCTCTCTTAGATATTTGACAGTATCTGTACAACCCCCAAGATTTACCTCTCCCATAACAACTTGAGGAAATGTACTTCCATTTCCAAATTGAGAGTAAAATTGTTCTCTCGTGAAATGGTCATCTAGAGTATAAACAACGTGATCAAAATTTTTCATTTCCATCACTTGTTTAATTTGGTTGCAATAGGGACAACCATCTTTTGAATAAATTGTAAACTGCATAATAGTAATTAATAATTAGTTGGTGATGTTAAAATAGTATTATTACCTCTTCCCTCAATTGATCTTACAAATAACTCTGTGAATCTTTCCATTTTATGTGGAACTACAGTGGATGGGCTATAATTGATTGCGTTCTTGAGACTAACTAACTCTTCCCATTCTTCTTGCGTTAAATTCATATTTTTTGATGATGGCGAAATATTTATAATTTATGAAATTACATAAACATATTACCGCTACCATCAATAAACTTCTTCATGAAGGTATCCTGCATCTTCTGCTCAAATTCTTTTTTGATTTCAATTTTTTCTAGATTTTCAATTTCTTTAATAATCTTAGAGATGTAAATTACAACGTCTGGAGTCTCATTCCTAGCCGCTGCAACCAGAGCAGATCGAAGATTTGATTTTGCTTCGTCAAGATATTCATTGACCGTTGCCGAAATTGTCATAATAGTTATCTGCGATTGAGTGATGGGTTAACAAGAATAGTATAACAAGAATTAAACGAAATCGGGAACTCAGTGTGCCAGTTCTTCAAGTGACACATCCCGACTAAAATATGCCTGATCTTCCTGATATCGATCCAAAATTGCAGAAGCAAATTCCATAAAAATATTCATGTTAGCTTGAATTTGAGATTCACTATCTTCATAATTGTTGGTAAGAGATGCAATCAAAGTATGAGATGGAATCTGACACATAAGCAGAGCAAGGGCAGCAATAATATAAGTTGCAGAATAATGTGCCATTGATTGATTTCGCATCGAAAGAATCATTTCAAAAGTACTTATCTCACTAATTTCATCTTCTTCACTTTCTTCTAGCATTAGTGAATCTTCATCGGCACCATAAGCAACCAATGCACCCATTCCACAGAACCAAATTAATTCAAATACTAATTGATTCTGTTCCTCTGCTGACATTATGATCAACTCTTCTTTTGTTGGAATAATTCCATTCTTTAATTGATCAAAAATTACATCAGAACAAAAATCTAATTCAGCCTCAGTTGGAATGCACTCTGGTAAAGAGTGTCGATACATCAAACATTCAATATAGCGTAAAGTAAAATCTACAATCTCTTCTCCCTCTTTCTTAATGTCATTAATTCTAGATTGAAGAGAAGATAGATCGGAAAAATTAATTTCATCAGTCATAATAAAAATTCCTTTTGTTATTTTTTTTGTTTTTCATCAAACTCCTTTTGGAGTTCTTTTGCAATCTTGTCATATTTAAATTTCATGATAAGATTAGTAATTGGATTCTTAGGATGAAATCTAATTAACCAAATAGCTCTTTCAAAATTAACTTTTATGATTTTAAATAGAATCAATATGTAATCCAATACGTTTTGATCTACTATTGCCATATACAATATAATTCCTAGAAATAGGCAAAGTAAGTAATATGTTGTCATTATTTTATTTAAATAAATTAATCTCTTTTAAGCCATTCTTCATCATTATCATTACGAAAAAAATCTGCGAGATCATCGGGAGACATTTGACCAGTTTTATGATTCGATGGATCGGGATCTCCTAAGTCCATGGCCTGAAGAAATTCATCTAGACTATCTGGCTGTCCCTTTCCTTGAATTGAAATTCGTCTTGCCTTTCTAAGGATTTCCGCCGCAGATCGATTTGACTTTGCCCACTTTTCTGCTAGAATCATTTCTTCCAAACTAACAGTTTGTTGATTTTCTATTTTGTTTGCAATCTCTTGTAGCATAAGTCGGATTTTAGTTGAAAGCATATGATTTTATCGTATTGGTTTATGGTAACATACTATTTGGATCATTTCACGAAGACTGTGCCAATTCCTGAACTGACCCTATGTTTTTGAATGAACTTATCTGCTTGTTTCTGAGTGTTCACAACTTCAAGTTGTTTTCCGTTATGAATAATCATTAATTGTTTTTTTCCGTAAGGAACTGCTGCATATAAGTCCTGAGTAATAAATCCTTTCATAAAATTATCATCATTGCTGGAATTAATAAGGTACAAATTGAAATAAACATAGCCAATACTTCGTTAAGTATTGGCTTCATACTACCATCTTGATCAGTCATAAAATATGAAATAATTTAATGTATTTATCAACAATATCTGACTTCATCTATTATTTTATATTTCAATGCCGTTTCTATCATCTCAGATGAATATGAATTCTCTTTTGGTGGCGATGAAAAATAAACCACATAATAAGACAGTGGATCATTATGTTTCAATAATGCACCGTTACAAATTGCTTTCTTTACGCTGTCAGTTCTTTGTGCTCCTGGTCTTTTTTTGCCACCCGATCTTCCACCCTTTGCCTCAATGAACTCTATTTTATCTTTATAAATGGATTCGGCAATAAAATCCAACTCAACTCCTATTCCTTCTATGTGTATATTTTTTCCTGTAATCTTGAGATCTCTTGATAGTATATCATTTTTAACAATATCTTCAAACTCATCTCCAGATTTTTTACTTTCTGACTGAAAATTAATCATATATTTTATCTAACATATCGTTTTAATCTGGCAGTCCTCTACCAAACCTTTTTCATTATATCATGCTTTTTTTCGTTTGTCAACTGGTGAGACTGTTCTTGTTTCCATGTACTGACCACATAAAAATGGAGTGGTACAATCATCTTCAAATCCTAGAGTCTGACGAAGACGAATTGTGTCATTTTGAACCAATCGAATTTCTTCTCTAAATCTCATTTTAGAATAATGAGTTTCAAATATTACACAATCATCATCTACCATATGAACAGAACATACTGTAGGTTGTTCCGTCATATATCCTACACTTCTTTTCAATTCTTCTTCATTACCAATTGTAGTCATTTTACCTTCGGAGACTACTTTATCTTTTTGGTCACGAGTTTTCCAGGATAGATCTACCTGAAACTGTTCTTCATTTTCACTAATAAATTCAACTATCAAATCACTTCTTAGATTTGATAGTTGATTACTCTTTGGGTAAAAGTATCGCCGCTGAGAATCCCATTCTCCTGCGGATCTTTTCATAAAGTTACGAAATTGTGTCATATGATTATTCTGATTTATTTCTCGGTAATTGATTTATTTTGTATAGAGATGGTGGAACATAATCTTTAGGTGGTCGATAAAGATTTGGCCAAGTATCTCTAATAATGTCTGCGAGTTTATCTGGTGTTGTTGATGATATCATGTTTATGAAAAAAGGGGTGAGATCACCCCTTATATATCAAAATGCTCGTTTAATCTCTTCTCTTAGTTCAGATACTGATGTCCAGTTGCTTCCCGCAACACCAATAACTGCCTGAGTTCCACGACACCAAACAATAGCTTGAATGTTACCAATTAGTCCCCATTGACTATTATTGTCTTCTTCTGACATGTTTCTTGCACTCAATTCAAAAAACTTTGAACGTGCTCTATTTCTGCAGTAGATCGCAGATGGAACATCAACAGAAGCAAGTGCAATCGACGGTGGACGATCTTGAGATAATCCAAATGTAGTTGGATTTTTTGTGATTGTCTGAGAAAATGCAGGAGCAGAATTAAGAATAATTGCAGATGCAATAAGAATTGATTTAATCATAATTTATATTATAATGATTGATGATAGTATTATATATTAGGTTTGCCTGAATGTCAAGTTCTTATGTGACAGTTCTTTATGTGTCTTGTAGAATGGATAGAAGAAAGAGGAATATTCCAAAGAGTTCAAAAAAGATAAGAATTGATAACATATTGTTTCTTATAAATCTTTTTTATTTATTTTTTATTCAATTAATTTTTATTCTATTACTCTTATCTATTCCTAGTGATTTTTGATAATAAGTAACACTACATGCACTAGAAATATATCCAGTTACAGTACATTTCCAAATATCATTTTTTCTTGATTTTTGTACTTTCTTTGATTTTTGGGTTTTTGATTTTTGTACTTTCTTTGATTTTTGGGTTTTTGATTTTTGTACTTTATTTGATTTTGGGGGTTTGATTTTTTTTGGTTTTGGGATCTTTGATTTTTTTTGTTTTCCACTATTCATTTTTTCTACAGCTTTTATTTTTTCATCTTCCGGTAATCTTTCCCAATATTCTTTTCTTTTTTGTGATATTTTTTTACCTATCTCTTTCTTTTGTTCTGGAGTTCTATTCATATTCATTTGTCTTAGTCTTTCCGAATTACTTTTCTTATTGGAATGCATCCGTTTGACAACTTGTATTCTCTCTTCTTCAGTAAGACTATCCCAATACCTTTTTCTATCATTTCTTGCTTGCTCTGGAGTACGATAAAACTTTTCTCCAGCATTGACTTGATTGGCAAAATGAAAATTATTTCTTACATCATAAAAATTATGAAGAATTTTTTCTGCTCTTGCTGATTCCTTTTCAGTATCATAAGTCTCCAAAATAATCTTCTGAGTTGGTTTAAATGTTTTGTCTTTATAAGAACCAAAATACTTTACATCTTCTGCTGGAAGACAATTACAACTTCTTTTACCAATATAACCTCGTCCAAACTCTTCGTAAGAATAATAAGTATAATGATATTTTTTCATAATGTTAAAGTTTTGTTATTGACATAATTTATACTTTGGGTTTCCATTCTCTGACACCTTTACAGTCCACACCATTTTTTAACATTCTGAGAATGGCTTCTTGTGCAGATTCTAGTTCAAAATAAACTGCTGATTGTTTCTTATTCATGTAGATATAATCCACGCAATAAAATCCGTTCTTTATTGGATCGAGTTTCATTGAAATAATTCTGGTAAATTTGAATCTGAATCTTCTGCATTTTTTATGTATCGTAATGCAGTTTCATGTAAAGTTTCGTTAGGAGATACATTACGAATTTGATATAAAAGTTCTCTGTATTTCCTCTCAATATCTTTCAAACGATTATATTCTATTATAATCTCATCAAAGTAATTGATGGGTTCTTTTAGTTCTTTATGTTGTATTGTTGATTTTTCAACTATTTCCTTTAGTTTTTTATTGCCTAATTCTCTAAGTTTTTCAGTTTCTTTTCTCATTCTATCTGTTTCTTTTCTCATTTCTATGTTTTCTTGTCTCATTCTTTCTGTATCTTTTCTAAGAGGTTCTAACCAATCCATTTAATATTTTTCCAAAGAATAAATTCCATTTTTCTCCACAATCGCAGAGCAAGTATCACACCAATCACCACAACACATATACAAAAGTTTATCAAAGTATCTTATGTTTGCGTGATGTATGTGACCACAGATGACACCATCATATTTTTTATCCCTTTGAGAGCAATAAGAAGCAATATCAGTCTCATATTGATTGATATAATTCCTACCACGCATAGTATTCTTCAAAGCATAAACCAAAGAGAATCTAAAAAATTTCTCCAACCAAAAACTTAATGGAGTAATAATCTCATATCCTTTATTGAATATTAACTGCTTCCAAGAACCAGAAGAATATTCAGAATACTTATCTCCGTGAACACAAAGAAACTTATTTCCTTTAGAGTCTTTGTGAATATATTCATCCACCATTCGAAAGTTCTTGTGCTCAAAGTCACAATACCGACGAATCATTCCTTCGTGATTTCCAAGAATATAAATGACTTCGGTTCCTTTTTTTGCTAAGTTTAAAATCTGATGAACACATTCCGTATGCTCTCTTCTCCAAAGAGTATTATATTTTTCCATACAATGAATATCAATAATATCTCCGACCAAAACTATTTTTTTGGTCTTAAGTTCTTTGAGAAACTTTAAAAGCTTTTGAGTATTACATCTTGGAGTTCCCAAATGGAGATCACTGACGAAGACTGTATCATAAGTCATAATCAAATTCTTGATGGAGTATGATTTATACCCTCAAGAAGAGTATTTAATAATGCACCATAATCTTTAAATCCTTTGTCTCCTGCAATAAAACGACGCTGACGCATCCATACAGCATCTGCAAGGAGTTTAATTTCTTGTTCTGTGAGTGTTAAGGTTTTCATATTTTTAAAGTAAACCATTCTATGTAGGAGAGAACTAGGGGTTGGGTTCTTATGTCAATGTGTGGGTAGTTTCTATGAAAGATAATACTTCTTGAATTGGTAAAGTATCTATAAAGTGTTCGGTCATTCCACGACCCATACTCATTTCATTTAGGGGTGCCTTATATTGTGAGAACTCTTTTAGAACTTTCTTTTCCAAGTTCCATATATCTATTGATTTTCCAGACCACTCACCAAGAAGTTCGGCAGTTTCTTTTTTTCGATACAACCAACCTTTATATGACCTACCAACTTTATATTTTCCATTGTGGAGTTTTATGAAATAAAGTTTATCTGGTCTCTCTGGTTCTTTGCAAATCCACCCTATAGAATGAGGTCTATGCTTTCCTCTAAATGGACTTGGTTTACCAGTGTTTGCTTTTTTAGTTGCTTCTATTGCATTTTGGGAGCAAGGTTTTCCGTAGTTAGGATTATTTTCTCCAGCATAACTTCTCCTAGACTTTCTTATTTTTTCAGCAAAATCTGGGTCTTGTGCTGGATTACTATAATCATTTTTTATGCGGATTTTTATATTATTTTCAACCAAACATTTTCTTATCCATACCATTCCACACCCCATAACAGTCCTAATTTCTTTCATAGTTTTACCTTCACTATAAAGAGATATTATTTTTTCTGGTGGATAATCATTCAAAAGTCTTTGATACCTTTCACCATTAAGTTGCGAAAGAGCATCC